GTTCCTCGGAACCCCTAAGGGATCAAACCACTTCAAAGACCTGAGAGACCAGGCCGAGGAAGAGGAAGACTGGGGCTTGCTGGAGTTCAAAGCCTCCCAGACCCACCTGATCCCGGAGTCAGAACTGCACGCCGCCAGGCGGGAGATGGGGCAGGACAAGTACAACCAGGAGTTCGAATGCTCCTTCCATGCCGCTGTCGAGGGTTCTTACTTTGGAGCCTTAATCAACGACCTGGAGGAGAAGGGCAGGCTTACGAACATTGACCGGGACGATCTGACCCGGACATTCACCGCTTGGGACTTGGGGATGTCTGACACCACCGCGATCTGGGTGGTTCAGGTGGCCGGACAAGAGTACCGGGTGATGGATTTCGTGGAAAACCACGGCCAAGGGCTAGATTGGTATGTGAACTGGCTCAAAGAGAATAAGTGGCATACAGCCGAACACATCTTGCCTCATGACGTAGAAGTGCGAGAATTGGGGACAGGACGCAGCAGAAAGGAAATGCTGCAAGAGGCAGGGCTACAAATAACGGTTGCTCCGCGCTTGTCAGTTGCAGATGGAATCCAGAGCGTCAGACGCATTCTCCCGAAGTGCTGGTTTAATGTGCCGAAGGTGAAGCAGGGTCTAGACGCGCTCAGGAACTATCGGCGCAACTTCGACGAGAAGAGAAACGTATTCTTTGACACACCGCTACACGACTGGGCCTCTCATTCGTCCGATGCATTCCGATACTTTGCTATCGGGATTCATGAGCAGGGCGACTGGAGCAAGCCGATTAGCGTTAACACAAGGTGGGTGGTCTAATGTGGGCAACGCCTCAAGGCAACGTCAACGCCAAACTCGCGGAGCTGGAGCGACGCATCAAAGCGTTAGAGGAAAAGCATGAACCAGATAAGCCTGAAAAGCCTGCTCGAGGCCGAAATCGATGGAGCGATCGGGTATCTCCAAACGGAGACAACCGAGCAGAGAACCCGGTCACTTGAGTATTACCTTCGTTACCCTTACGGGAACGAGGTAGAGGGTCGAAGCCAGATCGTCACCGGAGAGGTGGCAGAGGTCATTGACGGCGCGATTCCTCAACTGATCCGCATCTTCACCGCCTCGGATGACATCATCCGCTATGAGCCTGTCGGCCCCGGTGATGAGCAGGGCGCGAATCAAGCCACGGACTACTCGAACTGGGTGTTCTACAAGGACAACCCTGGTTTCGCCATCCTTCATGACTGGTTCAAGGATGCGCTGCTCGAGAAGGTCGGTGTCGTAAAGGCTTACTGGGACAACCGCATTGATGTTGTCAAGGAGACCTATGAGAACCTGAGCGATGCGGAGCTTGCGCTTCTACTGCAAGACGGCACTCGGGAGATCATCGAACAAGAGACTTTTGTGACCCAGATCACAAACATCGACGGAACTCCCGCAATCGGGATGGACGGCGTTCAGATCACCCAAGTCTCTTACAACGTCAAGGTCAGAAAGAAGAACCAAGTCGGTCGGGTGGCGATTCAGAACATTCCTCCCGAGGAGTTCCTGATCTCCAAGAAGGCCACAACGATCCAGGACTCCCCATTCGTCGCTCACCGCAGACTGATCCCTCGGTCTGACCTGGTGGCGATGGGCTTTCCTGAAGAGGTTGTCCGCGACCTCCCGGCCTATGACGATCTGAGCTTCTCTCCTGAGCGGGTGGCTCGGTACTCTGAGGGCGAGCAGCCCAGCCAAGACGAAAGCCTAGACCCGACCATGCAGGATGTGGAGGTGTACGAGTGCTACATCCGAGCAGACCGGGATGGTGATGGTCTGGCCGAGCTTCTCCAAGTTTGGTACGCCGGAAGCGAGATTCTTGAGGAAACGGAAACGGACTACATTCCTTTCCATAGCCTCTGCCCGATCCCTGTTCCGCACAAGTTCTATGGTCTGTCCCTGGCGGATAAGGTCATGGATCTTCAGCTTCAGAAATCTACGATCACCCGTCAGATGCTGGATAACCTGTATCTGACGAACAATTACCGAGTGGGTGCGGTGGATGGACAGGTCAACCTGGACGATCTCATCTCTCCCACGCCTGGTGGTGTGATTCGGATGAAGAACCCGAATGCGGTGGTTCCGATGGCGGTTCAGCCTGTGGCGAATCAAGCCTTCCCGATGCTAGAGTATCTGGATGCAGTCCAGGCAAAGAGAACGGGTGTGTCGGATGCCACGCAGGGTCTTGATCCCAATGTCCTACAGAATGTCACCGCTACCGCTGTGGCTGCGTTTCAGAACGCCTCTGCTGGAAAGATGGAACTCATCGCTCGGAACTTCGCCGAGACCGGGGTGAAGAGTCTGTTCAAGGGCATTCTCCAACTTCTGTGCAAGTACCAAGACAAGCCCCGGATCATTCGGATGCGTGGTGAGTACATCCAAATGGATCCCCGCGAGTGGTCGAATCAGTACGATGTGAGCATCTCTGTCGGCCTGGGAACGGGTAACAAGCAAGAGCAGATGGCGATGCTTGCGATGATTCTGGACAAGCAGGAGCGGATTCTTCAGCAGTTCGGCCCTGCCAATCCTCTTGTTACGGTTGGTCAGTACCGCGAGACTCTTGGACGGATGATTGAAGCCGCAGGATTTAAGGACTCGGCGACCTTCTTTAAGCCCGTCACGCCTGAGATCGACCAGGCTCTCAGTAACCCTCCTCCACAGCAACAGCAACCCGATCCGGCCATCCAAGCGATGATGATGCAGGCTCAGGCCCAGTTGGAGATTGACCGCCAGAAGGCTATGGCCGATATTCAGGCCAAGCGAGAGAAAGCAGCGGCTGAGATTCAACTCGCCCGAGAGAAGGCTGCGGCTGAACTGGAGCTGAAGAGGCAAGAGTTCGAGGCCGAAGTCCAACTCAAGGCGGCAAAGATCGGCGCAGGCATCTCCTCCAACATTGAGATTCCGGGGTAAATCATGGCAATCACCATCACCGCACTAGGCGACTCAACCACTTGGGGGTACAACTCGGGCAATCAGGTTCAGAAAAATATGGTGACTACAGCTCAAGAAGAGCTGAGCAAGGCATTAAAGTCGCCAGTTGACATCATCAATCGTGGACAGAACGCGACGACCCTTGGGGACGCGATCTCTAACGGCAACCTGTACGCTGCGGCATCTGACCCGAGTAATGTGGTTATCCTTAACTATGGGATGAACGAGGCTTATCGTCGAGTCAATCCTGAGCAGTTCCGTCAAAACCTTTTGGACGCTGCCGGATACCTTCAAAGCCTTGGGAAAACGGTTGTTCTACAGACCCCAAACTTCACAGCAAACCCTGACATTCCCAATGTTGATGTGTATGCAAATGTCATTCGGGATGTTGCTGGTCAATATGGGCTTGCCGTTGATGACAAGTATTCAGCCACTCAGAGTGCAGAGTTCAGCCAAAACGATCTGACACATCCGACTGCTGAGGTTTATCAGCAACTTGGGCGCTCTCTTGCGACCACGCTTCAGCCTCTCGTTGTGCAACAAGTTCAACAAACCCCATCACAACCAAGACAACAAGAACCTATTGAAGTAATGCCTGAAGCTCGTCCTCAAATTTTACGAGGACAAGCTGGAGAAAATTACGGGCTACTTTCTAGCACCCCATTGAATGTTCAAGAAACAGCAGAAGCCAGAGAATTAGGCTCTCTATCGGGTGCGTATGCGGGTACGCAGCCTGGGCTATTGACAACATCCAATCTAAACCCGGCAGACATTGCTTATCTTGCTCAAGGCAAGGGAATGTTTGGGAATGAGCTTTTAGGCTATGACCCAACTTCTCCGATCACATGGGCGCTTCAGTCTGGTATCGCCATACCAGCCACCTCTTATTTAACGCAAACGGTTGGGAATGCTCTTGGTCTGACGGATGCGTCCATTGCGGCGAATACGGCAGTAGATCAGGCCGCACAAGGGCTTTCTGAAGCCCAGATAACACAGAACTTGGTTGACCTTGGCCTGAGCAGAAGCAACGCCATTCAGGTCGCTACCGATGCGGTTTCTGGCTCTACTCCTTTCCAGATCGCCCAAGACATTTCTGGGGCAACTCTCAATCCTGCTGCTCAAACAACCAAGGCAGTAACCACTACCACTCCTTCTGGGGTTACAACATCAGTTCCAATTACTAGTGCGAATCTGCCGATTACAACCGGGACTGCTGGCCTGTTGGCTGCGGCTCCTGCTGTGATGGCTCCTGTTGTCTCTGGAGTTGGCACGGTTGGGACAAATGCCCCACAAGTGCAAGTAACCGCATCAAATGTGCCACAGGCAGCCACTCCAGTTGAGGTTGCTCCTAGTTTGCTCTCTGTGGCCCCAACCCAGACGGCAACTGTGACTGGCAAAACCATGCCAACGCAACAAACAGGCGCAGGAACTGCTGCGACTCAGGCCGCTGTAAGTGTGGCTGGCGTCCCGGAATCTGTGATTGTTGAGGATCGGATCATTAAGCGCGAAGTTCCGCAAGTCTATGTCTCAACACCAGCAGGAACGGTAACCACCCCAAGAGGAGATATTCCTGTTTCTGAGGTCAAACTGCCTCCTGGTCAACCGAGCACAGAAACCCCATCAATGCTTCCTTTGTTGGGGCTTTTGGGGCTAGGCGCGGCTGGTGCAGGGCTTCTCAATCAAGAAAACGCAGTTCCCTTCGATCAGGCCGCCTATGACGCGATCGCCAAGGGAAGAAGTCCTGTTTATCCTCGAGGCGAGTTCACACCGATATCTCTTGGCGGTTTGCCGGGAATTGGCGGGATAAGCGATGGAACGCTAGGGGCTTACGATTACTTCGGGCCTTACTATGGCGCGGGTAGATTCGGGGCGCGTCCGCAGGCATTTGCTTTGCCAGGACTCCTCGGGCCTCAGATGATGTCTATTCCGACAACTCCTAGCAGGAGCGCAGCAGTTTGAACAAGTCAGAACGGGCTAAAACGCTTCTGGGTGACGAATGGTTTACCGGGGAGATTGATTCCATCCGGTCAACACTTATGAGTGTTATTACCAATTCGGATGAGATGGATATCGACATTCGTGAGCGGGCCTATTTGAAACTTCGCTTACTTGATGAAATAATGGGGCACTTTTCCGCAATTGCTTCCGAAGACCAGTTGGTCAAGAAGCGGTGGAAAATCCTCTGATGCGAGTCTGACGCTTTCAGACACAACTGAGGAACGAAATGGCTGAGAACATGGCCCCGGAATCCGGGAATGTCTCGATGACGGTAAACGAAGCCGCAGGCGCGTTTTTGGGACTGATGGAGCCAACGGAAGCTGAACAAGCCGCCCCGCAAGCTCAAGAGGAACCAGAACAAGTTGAGGCGTCCGAACCCGAGGTACTTGAAACCGAAGAAGTAGAGGTAGAGCCTGAACCACAGCGATTCCGAGTGAAAGCCGCTGGTGAGGAAAAGGAAGTCACCTTCGACGAATTGGTGGATGGGTATCAAAAGGGGCTGGACTACACCAAGAAGTCACAGACTCTGGCCGAGCAGCGTAAAGCTGTAGAAGCTGAGAGGATGGCCGTAGAGCAGGCAAAGCAGGCGCGGGATGCCTACGCGCAAAGGCTGAACCTGATCGAAGAGTTCATCAGTAAACAAGACACCGGGGAAAATCTCGAGGCGTTGAAAGAGACAGACCCCATTGGTTATGCCGTCAAGGTAGCCGAGCGCACAGAGCGCGAGAAGCAACTTGCGATGGTGCAGGCCGAGAGGCAGCGGATTGCAGAACAGCAAAACGCCGAGCGTCAAGCCGCACTAGCCCAAGCTGTCCAGCGTGAAGCGCAGCGACTTGCGGAGGTGATTCCTGACTACGCGCACCCTGAGAAGGGAACCGAAGTCAAGAAGATGGTTCGAGAGTTTGCCAAGTCGATTGGTTTTTCCGATCAAGAGTTGGCGAATGCTTACGACTCCCGAGCTGTTCAGGTTCTGTATATGGCCGCGCAATACGCGAAGTTACAGAATCAGAAGCCTCAAGTAACCAAGAAAGTAAGTGAAGCGCCGAAGATGCTTCGTCCAGGCACGGCAGCGACCCAAAAGGTAGCGGCAGACGAAACAGTAAAGAAAGCCCATTCGCAGTTGAGGAAGTCTGGAAAAGTCTCCGATGCTGCGGCCCTGTTTGAACGTCTCCTCTAAGGAAAGATCATGACCCAATTTCGTACCTACGCCGCTATTGGTCTGCGCGAAGACCTGAGCGACATCATCTATAACATCTCCCCGACTGACACGCCTTTCATGTCCTCCGTGGGCAAGACAAAGGCGACTGCCGTTTATCACGAGTGGCAGACCGACTCTCTGGCCGCTGCTGCTGCTAACGCCGCAGTTGAAGGTGCTGACGCTTCCACCGCGACGCTCAGCCCGACGAC